ATTGATAAGTTCTTTAAGGGTAACTCTGGTTGGAATAACGAAATGTTAAGTGACGTTGGTATTAATGAGAGGGAGCTTAGTGAGTATGCTGACTTACTATTAGGTATTCAAATTCGGGATTGCATAAAAGAAAATGGTCAATGTATATTTGAAGCTGAATTATAGAGATATGGATATAACTATAAACATATTAGAAGTGGCAAGTGAGTTGGCTCATTCGGTTGTATGCGAACAATTTAACTATGACTCAGTTAACATATACGAAAGTGTTACTGATGCAGTTACAAACTACACAGATGAAGCACAAGAACTTTTCAATGAGTGGTATGATTACTACTATGACTTTCTATTGGATCTAAGTATAAAAGATGAACAAGGTATTCAATAATGCGACTGTAAGATTTAATCTAGGCAGAGGTAAGAACTATATGAAGTGGAAGATTACAACCAAGAGTGAGTCTGTATATATAGACCCATACGCATATAGTTTAATGATGGTAAATGCTACACTAAAAAACAATGCCAATGTAGCAAAGAAAATAAAAGATGGGGCTAACAAGGCAGTATGTAGTTGGGTCAAGTGTGATGAAGTTATACTTGACCCTATAAGTGAGTGTTGCTCATTAAAGTCCACCATTAGTTATAACCCAAGAGTATCTCCATATTGGAGAGATGAAGAAAGTAATAACATAGATGGTTTCAATTACAATATATTAATCACTATCAACAAACAAATTTTTAAATTATGACACAAGAAACACTTGAAGAACACAATTATCTGCAAGGATTTATCAATCAGTTTGAAGAAGAAGGAGAGCATCAAGAACTATCAAATGATGATTGGACTGTATCACAGTTTTTAAAATGGATGAAATTAAATAGCTTTAAAATTATAAAAAATGAAACAAGAAACACTTGAAGAAAAAGCCAAAGAATTTGACTTTGCCACTGGCAGATATGCATTTAAACAAGGTGCTAAATGGCAACAAAAAAATAACACATCAAAAGTAAACAGAGTTGAGGTAATACAACACTCAGACCCTTATAACGGCAGAGCGTATACAAATTACGACTGTAAAGATGTAGAGATAGAATTTCAAGATAATGGTAGAACACTTAAAATATTTTTAAAATGAGAGTAGTACACTTTGATTTAATAGACAACATTGTATTCGATGGTATAGACCACAATGATTATCCAGACTTCTGTGATGCTTATATAGAATCTTGTGATTATGATGGAAAACCAGCAGACGAATACGAACTAGCCATAATAAATAACAATAGAGATTTCGTGTATGACGAACTAATAGAACAAATATTTTAATCAACTTAGAATTATAACAATCCTTCCCTAACCTGGAATGTAGGCACGTTAAATGGTCGTATCACTGTAAGTGTTTTAAGTTGAAGATTCATAGTAACTTACAAATTTAACGATGGTTTGACTGATGGAAAGACATCATTTTTTTTAATCAATATCAACAAATGAAAAACGCAGAGCAAAAATATGCAACAAGATGTTTTAATAATTTAAAACAAGCAGAACTTTTTAAAATACGTTTAGGAGAATTATGCAAACAAACAATTAAGAAAGACAAACTTGGTAAATATAAAGTAAGATGGTTGATAGATAAATCAAGACCAATTGAAATTAACAGATATACAAGAAAATCAGAATTTAATCAATACAAATAAAATATGGAGAAAGACCTTTTAAAAATCATTTTGCTTATATCAATATGCTATGCCATATTTGATTTTAGTTTGTTGTCATGCGTGGTAGCTGTAACATGCTTAATATTAATAATATTTAATAATAAATAACTAAAAAATTGTTGGATAGTCCAACATTATTACTTAATTTTACACTAATAAAAAATAGAACTTATGGAAAGCGATTGTTGTGGAGCATCTGAATGGATGGAAGATACTGGAATTTGTGGTGCGTGTGGAGAACATGCAGATTGGAATGACGAAGAAGATTCAATCAATGAGTAATATAGTAGAGTACACTAGACAACTACCGTTTCAACCCGAACAAAAAATGTTCAAGGCTAAATGGAGAAACCAAGAGTATCACTCTGACAATGTAGTTAATATTGAGGAGTGGTTACAAGACAAAATAGATAATGTAGATTACTATGACCGTCTTGATGTAGCACAAGATAAAGCAATTAACTCCTTCTTTGATGGAACTAATACAAGTAAAGACTAATATGTATAAACATAATAGAAGACCACCTTCAATGCTGTTGTTAGCACAAGGTGTAGTAGCAATTATAATAGTAATAGTATTAATTAAACACTTAAATTAAAATGGGAGATTTTGCAGATGATTTAATGATGAGAGGTCTTGATGCAGAATTAAGATGGGAACATCACAATAATCATTACAATGACATTCATTACACATGCTTATTGAAAAAATACCTAAAAGGTGATTTGCTTTGGTGCAAGAAAGATGGTAACAATGTGCTTATTCAGAATATGGATGATTCACATTTACAAAACTCAATATATTGGATAGATAATATGGGAAGAAACCAAACGACTTCAATACTTGAGATGAAAGATATATTACTAATAGAACAAAACAAAAGAAAATCATTAAAATTAAACACTTAAATTAAAATGGCAGTAGCAAAAAAGAATGAAGAGTCGTTAGGTTTGTATCAAAAGTTGTTAAAAATACAACAAGAGATCATTGGTCTTGGAAAAGACAGTAAGAGTTTTGGATACCAATACGTATCTGGCTCTAAGGTTATAGAACATATCAAGCCTCTTATGAATGAGTTTGGTTTGTTATTAAAGCAAGAGATTCTCAGTATAGAGAACACTAGGCAAGATTACAATGTAAAGAGTGGACCTAAGTCAGAGATACTTTCAAAAGTTATGATGAAGTTTACTTGGATAGATGTAAACACTGGCGAGAGAGATGAGAACTTGTTCGGTGCAAATGGTCAGAATGATTGGGAGAAAGGTCTTGGTAGTGCATTAACTTATGCAGAGAGATACTTCTTGTTGAAGTACTTCCATATCAATACAGATGAGGACGATATAGATAGCCCTACAAGAAAAAGAGAGGAAGCTCAAGCTATCAAGAAACCATCACTATCAACAGAAAAAACCCCCATTGTCGATATGGCAAAGCTAAAAGAGTTGTTAGCTTCTAATAGAGAAAACACCTTAAAGCAATTGGCTTCTTCTAAGTTCTTGACTAAAGAACAAGTTAATAATCTTTTACTAAAGGAAAGTGATTTAATTGGTATTGAAATACGATAAGATATGAAAGCTACACACAAAGCCGTAAGCTTAATAACAGATGTAGGACTAATGAATAGTTCTTATGTAGTTGAAGAAGTTCAAAAGGTAATACAAGAGCTAATGCTAGTTACTTGCTCTTCTGCTGCTATTGACTCTATGAAATACTGGGAAAATGTCGACAAGCATATAGAGAAGTTAAAGAAGAAAATATGGATAGAGTAACTCTAATAGATTGTGATAGTCTTCTATACAAAGGTATAGAGGACTTGGAGGAATATAAGGATAGGATAGATGACATTCTATCCACCATAATCCACGACACTAAATCAACGCATTACAAGGCTTTTCTAGAGAGCAAGGGTAACAATACATTCAGAAAGATACTTAATCGCTTATATAAAGCCAATAGGGTGTCAAAAGACTTACCCGCAAACTTTATAGAGATAAAGGATTACATAATTGAAACGTACAATCCATTCTTGAGCGTTGGTGTCGAGACAGATGATTCAATTGTAAGTACCTTAAAGCATGTGCAACAAGTATATCCATTGACTGATATTGTTATAGCTGCAAATGACAAGGATTACCTTACATTCCCTATAACCTACTATGATTTATATCATGGTAGGATTGGGGATATAAAGGTGGTATCTAAAGATGAGGCAGAGTATAACTTCTACAAGCAATTACTTATGGGAGATAGTGTAGATAATGTAAAAGGTATCAAGGGTATAGGGCCTAAGGGAGCTTCCAAAGTATTGGACAACTCATCTAATCATTTCTTGAGTGTATGTAGGGAATATAAGAACGCTTACAAGGGTAAGTGGAAAGACCAAATAAGACTTAACTACTTAATGTTAAAGCTTAGGGATGATGCAAGACCTTGTAAAGATTTTGAAAAAGTTGAATTTAATTAGGTAGTTATATAAATAATTACTATATTTGTTTTGGATTAGGGTGTTCCTGGTCGGTTAGCAAGGTGGTGGAATTGGTAGACACTAGAAAAACTGCACTGAGGTTAAGCGATCCTCACGTTAATAAAAAAATTGATCAACGCTGGAGAGCGAAGGCTTGCAGGTTCGAGTCCTGTCCTTGCTTCGATGTTGGATAGCTACCAAATGAACTTAGTGGTAATAACGGAAGAACCTAAGAGAGATTGACAAAAACTCCGTACAGATTGAGTGGCGGAATGGAGATGCAAAAAGCCAACTCGTAGTTGGAAGCGAGTTTAAATAATACTAAACCAAAGTTCGTGGGTAGTGATTACACACCTGGCACTTTCAAACAGGTTCGAATCCTGTCTCAATCACAGCAGTTGCTTGATGTCAAATATGTACAGCAACAGACATTGGAGAAATTTGGCTTCTCACGAATGTTAAGTCCTTTCTACGCAAAGAAGGTGTTGAGTACTTAAGAGAAGGAAGTTCCAACCTCAACAAATCGGTTAAACATTGAATACCTTTGTAAATTAACCCCGTATCGGAAGATTAACTAATAGTAGTGAAAATCTACAACGGGGTCAATGTTTACATAAAGATACTATCAGTAATGGTAGAACGTGAGTTGCCTTGAGAAAGCAATGTCCTATAAAAAGAGAGTCATCAGGATCTCTACTCACGTAATGAGCTCTCAGCAAGTAGTTTGAAAAGCAATGCAGATTTAAAACTTTAACGAGCCTTACAATCTAGAACTACGTGACCCTACTCTTATGTAAGTCTTTAATAGCAACAAGAAAGAGGGTACTAATAAACTGAATAGCTGACAGCAGTAAAACAAGGTAGGCAGAAACACATAAATAAAACAACATTATGTCAAAATTATTGAGCGTGTCATTAGATGTCACAAAGATTAACAAGTCGGAATTGATTACGGGTGCAAAAGGAACGTACCTAAATTTAACTATCTCGTTAAATGATGAGGAAGATAAGTTTGGTAACACGGTGTCTGCTTGGCAATCACAGAGTAAAGAACAGAGAGAGGCTAAAGAAGACCGAAACTTCTTGGGTAATGGTAAAATCCTATTCGATGGAGATGCTGGAAAGAAACCAACAGTTAAGAAAGCTATGGCAGTAGAAGATTCTCTCCCATTTTAAAATTACAAATATCACTATCAACAAAAGCCTCATTAATTTGGGGCTTTTTAATCTAATCTAATGAAATATATATCTACGACTGAAATAGCGAATATGTTTAATCTAAACAAAGGCACTGTTATAAATAGGTTTAAGAAGTTGGATATAGATCCAGTTGAGATAAATAGAAGGTACTACTACTCTACTGAAGATGTCAAGCACTTTGAAAAAGCCAAGCCTTCATATAATTTAATAACTCCTAACGAAAGATTTTCTATAATAGAATACTTCTTATCACATAGGATTAATAGTTCATTAGATTTAACAAAAGTATTCTTCATCCCTCAGCATAGGGTTGATAGAATAATATCTGAGTACTTGAACAATAATAATTGTGTAACAATTTCTAGCAAAATGAATAAGATATTATAAAAATGTGTATCTTTGCAAAAGTTAATCAGGAAGTAGAGAGTCTTTTTAACCATAACATAAAAAATATAATGTAACCTTTTGTCCGAAGAGCCTCTCTACTTTAGCTCTGACGACAAGAGGTTTTATTATTTTAAACATCTTATGAAAAATTGCACAAAATGTAATAAGAAAAAAAGTTTTTCTGAATTTTATAAAGACAAACAAAAGAAAGACGGAGTAAAAAGCAGATGTAAGTCTTGTGAAAAAAATTCTATTTCTTTAAATAAAGAGAGTAAAAAAAAATATGATAGTATTTATTACATTAAAAATAAATGTCGTATAAACAAAAGAAAGACAGCTTTGTGTAAATTAAATAGAAGTACAGATTGTATATATAAATTTAAAAAAAATGTAAGAAGATTGATTCAAGGAGCTTTTAAAAGATCTGGAAATGATTTTAAAAAAACTACAAAGACAAATTACATATTAGGTTGTTCGATAGATGAATTTAAGAGTCATATAGAATCTTTATTTAAAGACGATATGAAATTTGAAAATCATGGAGAATGGCATTTAGACCATATAATACCACTATCAACTGCAAAAACAGAAGACGATGTTATAAAATTAAATCACTACACAAATTTTCAGCCATTATGGGCAAAAGATAACTTAAGTAAAGGAAGTAAAATAAAATAATTATGGAAAAACTACAATGGTTTAAATTTAACCCTTCAGATTGGGTTATGGGTAAAATACAAAGATGTCCAGAAATTACACAAGCAAGATATATAAGATTGATTTGTTTGTTTTGGAATAAAGAAGGTCACCTTCCTTATGAAGATGCAGAAATAGAAATAGATAAAGAACATTTAGATATTTTAGTTTCTAAGAAGATTATAAAGATAGAAGATGATTTTGTAATAATAGATTTTATGAACGAACAATTATTTGAAATATCTAAAACTTCACAAAAAAGAAAAGAAGCAGTAGCTATTAGATGGAATAAGATAAAAAATGTAGATACAAGTGCAATACAAAGCGATACAAGTGTATTACAAAGCTATTCAAAAGTAATACAAAACGATACAGAGAAGAGTAGAGAAGATAAGAGTAGAGTAGAGAAGATAAAGATTAGAGTATTTAAACCTCCATTATTAAGTGAAGTTATAGATTATTTTCTAGAGAATGGTTATAAAAAGGAAATTGCAGAGAAAGCTTTTAAGTATTATGACTCTGCTGAGTGGGAAGATAGTAAAGGTAATAAAGTTAAAAATTGGAAACAGAAAATGAATGGTAATTGGTTTAAAGACGAATACAAAATAATATTATCTAAAACTGATACTAAAACATATATATCTAACAGTGGTAACAAAATTAATAAACTAGCATTTTGAAAAATATATTTGATTGGAATAAGATAGATACGAATAAGACTTCTGGTAAGGCTAAAGTAAAATGTCCTATATGTTCAGAAACTAGGACAGATAAGAAAGATAAGAGCCTTGCTGTTAATCTTAATGATGGGTACGCTAAATGTTTCTATTGTGAAAGTTTATCATTTAGAGAAAACATAAAGAGAGATGTTGAAATTAAGTATACGTTACCATCTCAGAACTGGAACAATTACACTAGTCTTTCTGATGGTATTGTAAAATGGTTAGAAAATGATAGGAGAATATCTCAAAGTACAGCGATTAATTTAGGAATTACAGAAGAAAAATTTTATCAACCAAAAGATGGTAAAGAAATGAATAACATAGTTTTCAATTATTTTGAAGGAGATGTTATAGTCAATAAAAAATACAGGAGTGGAGGAAAGAATTTTTCTCAGTCTACAAATGGAAAACCAATATTCTATAATATAAATGCAGCTATAGGTTGTGATGAAGTTTATATAGTTGAAGGAGAATTAGATGTTTTAGCTTTATATGAGATAGGTATTAAAAATTCAATATCTGTACCTAATGGAGCAAATGACAACGATGCTTATTGGGTTAATTCAGAACCATACCTAAAAGAAGTTAAAAAATTTTTTATAGCTACAGATGACGATGAAAAAGGAAATGCTTTGGCAGATAAAATAGTTCAGAGGTTAGGAAGATGGAAATGTGAAAGAATTAATTTTCAAGGAAAGGATGCTAATGAAGACTTAATAAATGGAGTTTTAAATAAATCAATAAAAGACAGAACGTCATATCCAGTATCTGGTACGTTTAAGGTTGAGGATTTATTAGACGATGTTATTAATTTGCATAACAATGGTTTTCCAGAAACACTATATCCTAAGCACCGATCGTTTGGTAATCTAAAAAATATGTTTTCTGTTATGAGAGGGCATTTAATTACTGGAACTGGAATACCTTCTCATGGTAAAAGTAATTATGTAGAGTGGTATGTATTAAACCTAATAAGCGACCACAATATGAAGGTTAGTTTTTTTAGTCCAGAACACCATCCTTTAGAATTACACCAAGCATTACTTATGCAAAAAGTTTATGGAAGGAACTTCTTCAAAGACTATGATGGATGTCCTAGAATAACTAAACAAGATATTATTAAATACAAAGACTGGGCTAATGAAAAAATATATTTAACCGCTCCAGAAAATAATGAATTCCCAACTTGGGATTGGTTGTTGTCAAAATTTAAAGAACAAATGTTTTGTTATGGTGTAGATGTTTTTGTTATAGATGCATTTAATAAATTAGAGTTTGCTTCTGGAGGTAATAAGTTAGAGCAGATAAATCAAATTTTAACAAAGCTAACAATGTTTGCTCAAATGAATAATGTAATTATATTCTTAATTGCACATCCTACAAAAATGAAAAAAGATGATAAGGGTATATATGAAAGCCCTACTCTTTATGATGTATCTGGAAGTAGTGATTTTAGAAATCAAACTCATGATGGATTTTGTATTTATAGAACATTTGGAGATGATGGATATACTACATTTACTAACCTAAAAACAAAGATGAGTTTTCAAGGTGAAATTGGAGCTTGTATAGATTTTGATTATCACATTCCAAGTGGAAGATATTATGAAAAAGGAACAGATGTTCCTACATATAGCTTGATAGATTATAATCATCATGAAGAGATAGAAAACAATGAAAAAATCACTATCAACATTCCAGTAGGCACGGTAGAAGATGCATTTGACATTCCATTTTAATTATGATGTATGGCTAAGAAAGTAACAAACAAGAATTATATAGCTACTGACGAAGAGAGAGATGCTATGATTGAGTGCATTAAAAACGATATAGCGTTTTGTATTCAGCCTTGCTACAATATGTCAGTAAACTATTGGATAGTTAGGTATAAACCATCAGACTATAAGAAGGTAAAATTTCTTAGGATTGATACTACAATACCAGATAAAGAATATAACAGAATTAAATTAAATCATTACGATGCTTCTAAAAAAGTATTCGAATTATACGTACAATATAGTAAACAATTAAATAAACAATAAAAGATGCAGACAAAAGAAATTAAGATTGAAGACAAAATAATAGTTCATTTCGATTTGATAGATGAGCCTATTAGAAATGAGGGTAGTGGTGTTGTAATGCCAGGAGAGGCTTACTTAATAAATGATGTTGAGAATAGTTACAATATCAATCTATTTTTAGATGCCGATCTGTACTTAGACATATTAAGTGAAAAAAACAAGAAGAAATATGATGATTATTACTTCACAAATTGTATATTTGGAAAGTTTTACAGACTAAAGGAAGATATGCTTGATGAAAGCTCTTACATAGAAGTTAATCAAGGCATTCTTTGTGCTAGAAACGGAGACAATAACTTTAAAACAATCAAAAAATTTAATAGATAATGGGAAGATCGAAAGAATGGGATACCTGGTCAGGTAGTGGAACTGCACATTCAGGTTATGTTGCAGATTTGAATTTTAACACTGATAATCACACAACATCAAACATAGTAGTTAATGATGCTGAGGTGGTGAAACCAAGTCACTACGACAATTCAAATGGGTCTTTGTATAAGTTCTGTGAAGAAAAGAATTTGAACTCATACGAATTTGATATTATTAAAAGAGTGATGAGGTGTAGAAGTAAAGGTAGTTTTATAGAAGACTTAAATAAAACAAAGTTCTTAATTGATTTATATTTAAAAGAATGGAATGGAAAAGTATAAAGGTTGGGTAATCCAAAAAAACGATTACAACTACGAAAACAATTCATACTTAAGCTATGAATACTACAACGGTAACGATTGTGATTGTCCAATAAGACATTGCTCAACAGTTGAGGATTGTAAGGAGAATATTGATTATTTGATTAACGAATTCTACTATTAATGGAAAAAGAAAATAAGCAAATAGTAGTCAATATGATTACTTGTCTAGAATGTGGCAAAGAGTTAGTGAGTCATAATAGACACGACTATAGAACATGTTTGTGCTTTAATGAGGCTATGATTGATGGAGGAGATGACTATTGTAGATATGGAGCTAAGGATATGTCAAAGATTAAGAAAACCACTCTGTATGAGGATGACGACTTTGAACTTATAAGGAAGTATCACTCAAGAGGAGGTCGTGGTATCGATGGCAGAGAACCATTAAAGTATGTTGCTTTATGCGATATGAATGACGAGTGGCTTCAAGCAGTATTAGACTACTATCCAGAAGGTTCTAATAACTATCACCTAAGACTTATTAAGAAAGAAATAAACTATAGAAAAAAAGATGAGCAAGAAAGAACATAAGATAAGTCCAAAGAGGAGAATAGGGATAGTGATGCAATACCTAATGAATAGAGGTGCTAACAAAGAATCCGTGAATGAAGTTTACAGAAAAATAATAAATGTAGATAAGAGGCACGAAAATAATTAGTAAATAATTAGGTTAGTTTGCATTAATGTTTTACATTTACCACCAATAGAAACAAATATGAATTATTATGGCTCTAAAACGTGGTAAAAAACTAATAAATTCGATAGCTACTGAATATGATGGAATATCATTTAAGAGTAGGCTGGAAGTCAATTGCTACAAAGCACTTAAAGAAGCTGATATAAAATTCAAATACGAGCCTACCTCTTATGAAGTGTTAGGCTCTTTTTTATTTGAACATAATAGCTACGAAAGATTAGCAAATGGCAAGGGAGATTTTATTAATAGAGGTTTAAAGAAAGTAAATGCAATCACTTATAAGCCAGACTTTGTCGGTAAGGGGTTTGTAATAGAGACCAAAGGAAGAAGAACTCCAGAGTTTGACTTGAGATTCAAATTATTCAAGAAATGGATAAAGGACAACTCAACTACATTAATATCTATATATATGCCTCAGAACATTACAGAAATAAATCAAACAGTAAAACTAATTAAAGAAAATGGCAACACAAAGACAAATTAATAACGCTCTATTAGAATCTAATGAGGTTATGTCAATCAACAGAATTATGAAGAAGTTAAATTCAGAGACAGACAATCTGTACGAAAGTTTAATGGATGAAGACCACAAGGCAATTCTAAACAATTGTAGTAAAATTATGGACATATGTCTTGACATTACTACCAAAACAAAAAAGAAATATGAGTAAGTATTCACAAGAAATTAAGGATAGGATAATTGAACTTATCACTGATTCTTATACCATAACCAAAGCAAGTGAAATAGTTTGCGAAGAGTTTGGTATTAAATATAATGATAGTTTCAGAAGACACGTATCTAGAATATTGGAGAAAAATAACTATACCAATAACATAGTCAAGGAGTTAGAGGAAAGTGATGCATTTAAGATAGCTCAAGAGAAAGAGTTTGATTCTTCAAAGACCAAGTTTATTATATCCTGGTGTCAAAGTGAGACAGATATAAACGAACCTTTCCTAGCTAATATAGAGGCTTATGCCGATGTAATAAATTCTGATATATTGATTATAGCTGGTAGATATAAGAATCCAAGTTCACTATCAACATCTGAGAATTTAAAAAACAAGGAGGAGAATATAAAGAATACTTGGCATAAAAGAGTCCTTCCTTATTTAGATGCTAAGCGTCATAAGATACATAAGCATTTAGAGATACTTTCAGACGTTAAAATACAGCCGACAGCTTCCACACCCCTATCAGGATTAAACTCTCTTACGGGGCTTGAAAGTTGTGTTATTGGACACCCTAGAGTGCATTTGAGGTCTTTACCAATACTTGATGGTTATCCTCATAAGTTATTGCTTACTACTGGGTCTGTATCAATAGAGAATTATACTGATACCAAAGTAGGTAAGAAAGGTGAGTTTCACCATACCTATGGTTTTGTAATTGTAGAGTTAGATGGCGATGATTTTCACATACGACAAGTTACTGCTGATAATGATGGATCGTTCTATGACTTACAATTTTGTATAGATAATGGTGAGGTTTCTATGCATAGTGGAGCTGAAGCTATTGTGTTTGGTGATATACATTTAGGGGAAACCAATCAGGATGCATTGAATGCTTCTTTTGATTTGGCTTATCACTTAGGTTGCACTGACAATATAATACTTCACGATGTATTCAATGGCCATAGCATATCGCATCACGAACTAAACCAACCGTTTCAATTGCTTAACAGAGAGAATGATGGTTCTGATTCATTGATTAAGGAGTTATCTGAGTTAGTTGATTTCTTTAATGAGTACGATGATTGTAACTTTACTGTTGTAAGAAGTAACCATGATGAGTTCTTAGATAGATGGTTGTCATCTAATGATTGGAGAAAGAATGGTAATAAGAAAGCCTACCTTGATTTAGCTTATCACTTGTCTGAAACAAAGAATACCAAAGGTGTTATTCCTATGTATTTAGAGATGAATGACATAAAAAATGTGTATTGTCTTGGTATTGATGAGAGTTATAGAGTTGCTGATATTGAGTGTGGAGTTCATGGTCATATAGGTGCTAATGGTAGCAGAGGTTCTGCAATGCAGTTTAAAGATATGAATACTAAAAGTATTACTGGGCATACACATTCCCCTATAAGAATAGATGGTCACTCTTCTGTTGGAACTTTAACTCATTTAAGAGTTGGGTACAACAAAGGTATGTCTTCGTGGCTTCATAGTAATATAGTTATATATCCTAACGGGAAGTCCCAGCACGTACATATCATTAATAATAAATACACCACATTATGATACTAGTACTGAGTGAATTTGATTACCAAGACAAAGAAAGATTGGTAATAGGCGTAGCATCTTGCAGGAAGTCTGCACTAATAATGATACGAGATTATTATGGTAAGGATGCTTTTTTAGATGACATCAAAGATATAAGAGATTCTAATATTGATTTTTCAATAGGAATAAAAGTAGATGGATGCAGATATATTGTAACTGCTATGGACTTTTCAATAGATGAAATATGAAGTACCTACTAGTTCTAATGGCATACGAGTTTATAAGGTCAAAGTTAATTTGGCTATGGTATTATTTAATTAAAAAAGGAACAGAATAATGGAAAAATCTATAAAAAATAAGATAATATCAGAAATATCTGAAGATATTAAACAAGTACTTTTAGTAAAAAAAACAAAAAAACTTGAAGATTTTACTATTAATTTTGGAAAGTGGTTATTAAAAAACTACGATGGTGTTAAATCAGTAGATGAATGGTTTGAACAATTTAAAAAGAAATAAGATAATAAACCTTATAAGTTTATTGTACAAAAACAAGTTTATTATATTTAAAATCAATAGATTATGAAACAAACAGCAGTAGAATTTTTAGAAGAACAATTTAATAATAATTATGCAAAATTCATTAATTTGTCTGAAGAATATTTTAAACAAGCCAAAGAAATGGAAAATCAACAAAATTTAGATATGTTAATTAAGTTTACAGATGAAAGAACATTTTTAAGAAAAGAAGTTACTAAAATATGGTTTGAACAATTTAAAAAGAAATAAGATGTATTTAGGAAAATGGAAAAAAGAAGATAGAGATGCAAGGATGTATTTCTATTATGATGTAGTTTTAGGTTTAACTTATTATTCAGGATTATGAGAGCAATACTAGAATTTAATTTACCCGATGACCAGATGGAGTTTAATAGAGCAAACCAGGCTTTAGATATGGCCTGTGCCTTGTTTGATATACTGCAACTGCGTAAAGCTACGGAGAGAAAGTGTGAGAACATGGCCTATAAAACTGAGGACATATTTGATGGTATCCAGTTCATGGCAGAAGGAATAGCTGAGATACTTGAGGAACACAATATTAACATTGATAAACTGATAGAGTAATGAGTAGATTTAACATAGACTTCTTTGAGTTTAGTTTTTTAGTTGAAGCGTGTATTCCTCCAAGACCAATTGCAAGAGCAATGTTTTGGGATGATGTAATTGATAAGCATTATAATACATTAACTGATAACGAAAGAGGTAGATTGTTCGAATGGATTAATAGAAATCCTTGTATGCAAGATGGTATAGAAGAAGGAAATGAAGATTGTCTTTTATTTAATGCGAGATTTAATCCTGACAATCAATACAAAGTACATACCAATTACAATGATAAACTTGAAGTATATGATGCGTTTAAATTAAACGATAGGTATTACATAAAGAAAAATACATCAATAGAGGATAAGTTTATAACAAAAGTAGAGAAGTCATGATAGGAGGAGCGCAACCAAAAGTGTTACTAACTCAAAATGAGGATGGTAATTTAGAATTAGACAAGAGGTTTGAAGAAATATTCGGAACAGAATATATGAACTACAAACTAATTAGAGGAGATGGTCTAACAAAACAGTCTCAAGATGTTTGTTGGCTAGAGTTTGATGAGAATGGTAAGTTCAAAGCAAAGCACAAGGACATAGCTGTAGGAAGAAGCCTACTGATGTCTCCATTCAGTCAGTTCTTTACATGGCAAACAACAGACATAACAGAGATTATAGAACAAAGAGAGGACTACATTAAGTTTAAAACCACAAACTCAACATACGAATTATATAACTTAAATAAATAAAAATGAAACAACAAATTTTTGTAGATGACGTACACGAGTACGATTATGATGTGGTTGATGATAACATACACGCCTTATATTTTCAAGGAGGACAATGGAATTCACATTTATTAGGTACAGTAGCAATGGCAATAGAAGATGATGGAAATGGACTTCAAGTTTTCTTTGAAGAACTTGGAAGAATAGATTATGCAGAAGCAGAGCGTTTATTCATACTCCTAAAACTAATAAACCAGCCAGCAAAATACGAAATAGGAACTAAACGCACATTATAATATGCAATACGGAGAACTAAGCGCACTTGTGATAGCATGGGCAGAACAGAAAGGAATTTTAGAGAGAGGGACACCAGAAGCTCAAGCCTGGAAGACAGTAGAAGAAACACACGAACTTCTTCAAGCAATAGAGAAGAATGATAGAGAGGAGATAATAGATGCTCTTGGAGATATATTAGTTACTATCATCATTCAAGCAGAGATGCAGAATTTAGATTTGATTCATTGTCTTGGAAGTGCTTACAATGTAATCTCTAAACGCACTGGCATTATGGTTGATGGTCAATTTAAAAAGGATTAATTATGGAAAAATATCTTCAAATATCAACATGTGTGATGGTAACAATAGCGATAGTTTTTGGATTTTTAGTAATTTTAGAATGGATTAAATCGTATAGAAAGTAAATAAATAAGCCCCAAGAGTAAAATCAAGGGGCTTTATTATTACCTACGAATTATGTTCTAAAACCTATTCAATACGTCTTACACGTTTAGGTTATCCTTCAAATAATGTTTCCTCTAACAATAATAGTTTAAACTTATCGTTTACATCAACACCTTCTAGTACATTTAGTTTGTCAGAATACTCTGCAACACTTTGGTTTTGAACACCTCTAAAGAATTGTAACAAATCAAATGTACACAACTCATTAAGCTTAAACACTTTAGCTGATGTTTCCTCGTACTTCTCGTACAAATCGTACTCAATCTTATACGCTTCCTCTATAATCTGTCCCAAACTTTTAAAGTTTTGTGGTGATGGAATAGATGGTAAAACTGGAGTAACATTCCAATCAACAATATAGTCCTCTAATTTTTTAGCGTGTACTAATTCGTCATCGCTTTCTGCCTTAAAGAATTTAGCTGCCTTAAAGAAACCAGCGTTCTGACACCAGTTAGTGGCGCTTCTGTATAGGTAAAAGGCATTGTATTCGTCTACTAATCTTTTTTGAAGTAAGGAAACTACTTCCGAACTTAGTTTTTCTGGTTTTATCATTTTACTTATTTTTTACAAAGTTACTTATTTATTTCTTTCTTTTAATTTCTGTTCTGATACCAATTTTTTATAAGCAGAAACCGTTACATCGTCTAATAATTTTGCATTTGCCAATACATTTACTGAAACCAACATGTCGTCTTTTGGATCTAGCAAATCACCAAATCTAGAATAGATAGCCATTGCTCTTGCTCTTCCAATAGGTGCTTTTTTAATGTCATTAACAAATGAAGATTTTTTATTAGCTTCATTATCAATCATGGTTTGTATGTTGTTTTCTATATTTGCATACATTTCTGGATTGTTTTTCTCCATGTCGATCATCATATCTATAAACTTTTCGTTTATTTTTTTAGCTTTCTCAATATCTCCACTCTCATTTAATTCCAAAGCTGGTTTTATATAATCCTCTACTATACTATTCTTTGTTCTAGATATTTCTGCTTTTATTCTAGAAATTTCACTTTCATATCCAATACCATTCTCTTTTAAGATACCCATTTGTCTTTCAATGAAATTCAGTTGATTTTCTTGCTCTATTGAGTTTTTAAAATCTATAGCCTCTTGTCCTTTGAGTTTACTATAAGCAATTCTTTCTTTATAATTCATGCCTTTGATTTCTGGAGTTGCAGACATTTTTTGTATATCTTCTACTTTATCTTTGTATTTCAACATAGATGTTTCATTCATTACTCCAGTTAATATCTTAACTCTGTCACCCCATTTAAAATCAGTGTCAAATAACTCTGTAACTCTAGTTGCTATGCTATTTACCTTGTCTGCTGGGAACAGACCTACTGACTCTATACCAGCGCTTATTTGTCTATATACAGAATACTGTTCATCAGAATCAAGAACTTTCTTAACGGTTCTAACAGTAGCTCCAAATGCTGGAGATTCTTGACCTAAAACTCTAAGTATCTTATCAGTTACTTTTTCTTTTGAATTATCATAAGGAACTCCTAATGCTTTTGGAAATGAAGATTTAAGAATTTCATCTTTTAAGATAGCAACTTGTTTTCCAAGTATTCCAAATTGATTTAAAATATCACTAAACGTCTCGTTTGCTAATTCAAATTCACCTCCAGTTGCATCTACTTTGTCATCGTCTTTAGGCAGTAATTTTTTAGCTGCATTAAACATTATAGCTCCAACCATACCGAAATAAGCTATTTTCTTGAGGCCATCTATTTTATCAACTCTACCAGCTTTTACATCTCTATAAGCTTCCATAGCTAAAGACCCCATTTGTATTGACGGTCCTTGAAATGAATACAGACCTAAAGCCTTAGCTAATGGGTCTTTTAAGTAACGACCTGTAAATGCTTCTTGAGAAGATGCTTGAGTTTTTTCTGCAACTGCAAACAATTTAATCATTGCATCTCTTTCTGCTTTCAAATCAGCATCTTTTGGAGACATGGTTTTTTTGTATTCTGAAAAATTCCTTTCGTACTCAACACCATACAATCCAATTCCACCATATAAAATAGCAGCTGCATCAGATATTGCAGTTAATATAAGTCCATCAGACACAAGTGAAGAAGAAAGCTCTCTTACTCCAGCAGATTTTCCATTAGACATTTTTCTAAGCATATCACTATCAACATCATGTCCAGACTTATTAATCCTTTCATCCATTAACGAACTATTTAATATAGCTTTGTAATACTTACCTCTTAAATTACTGTCAGTGTATATCTTACGATACCTTTGTCTGTCGGCTAGGTTTTCTAACGACATGTAAAAGTTAGGAGTTCCAAGTACTTGACCAATCATGGTCACTGGAGTCAATACCAATTGAAGACCAGTTTTTAATGTAGTCCACTGACCTATCTTATTTCCAAAGTCAGATTTCTTCATTACATCAAACTCACTTTTTCCAGTAAGAATACCAATAGATTTGTTTTTAGCTAAATTAACCCAATCAGAACCTAGATTCTTAATAAGTAACTTCTCATTTGCTTTGCCTAAAAACAAGTTAGATACATTCTTCATAGATGAAGCTCCCTCAATAAATCTAGATGAGTTTTGAGCATACTCTCTAAATACGTCTTGAAATGGTCTTAATACTAAAGAACCACCTTCTTTCCTGCCGTATAAATTCCCAAACAAAAGCGTTGAGTTTCCGTTGTGGAAATCTTCAAACTGCTTTAGTACATCTAAATCAACCTCTTGTGTAGGTTCTACTGCACTTGGAACGTATGGTACTTCTTCTGGTACGTTTTCTCCGTAAAAAGCTTTTAATACCTCAGCATATACAGCGGTTTTTTCGTCAGCAATTTTTTCTGCCTCAGCTTTATTATTTCCAGCCTTTCTAGCTTTGCTGTACTCATTTAGTCTGTGGTCTTCAATAGAAAGATACTTCTTAGAACCTATAGTATCGTGACCGTTTAAATCTAATGTTTCATTTACCTTTGGAAGAATGTTTTTGTACAAGTCTGAAAGAGACTGTATTCCCCTACTCTTATTTCCGTTAGCAACGTCATTTAGTTTTGGGTCATTATGTACAAAATCTATTATTTTTTTTATATCTTCAATAGTATGTCCATCGCTTAAGAACTTTCTAACATTCATTGGGTCTTTAAGCTCACTGTACAATTGAACTACATCTGAATTTGATTTGTTTTCAAATATGTTATAGTTCTCTTTACCTTCTCTTTTCAATTCTATTTTTAAATCTGTCTGAGTAAGGAATTTACCTTCGTAAGTACCTTCATTTTTCTTGTTCATTATTGTAGAACCTTTCTTCTTCAATTCAGACTCCCATATATTAAAAAGAGACGTGTGTGATTTTTCAGATTTACCAAATGATTTTCTTAATAAAGTTTCAAAAGGCTCAGTGAACTCTCTATATGTAACTATCTGTTTGTTTTTGAAAAGTTCTAGCGGAGTTATAAAGTGTTTATCTAAAAACTGCATAGATTTTAAATCAGTTGCTAAATCTTGAAAAGTAGCTCTAATACCAGAATGACCTACGTTCTGTCTTTTTATAAGACCTGTAATCCCTCCAAACAATGCCTTGTTTATTTTACCATCTCTCAAGTTTTTTAAGAAACCACCTTTTTTAATAAAGTCGTTATTAGCCTCTGCTTTATTAACTGGCACTTCTATCAACTCTCCAGTTTGTTTTCCAGGCATATTGTTTTGAACAAACTCTAAGTCAGATGGCTTGTAAATTTTGCCATCTACAATCATGTAGTTTCCTTTAGATAATTGCTCGGCTAAGTCAAATCTTCCTTCAACTCTATTTTCATATTTTTCAGATAAGAATGATGGTATTTGTCTTTCAATTTGGTCTTTTACTATTCTATCTTGATTTTCGATATGTTGTCTTTCTGTCTTACCATTTTTAACTATATCTCCAATTTGCTCCTTAATAGTTTCAAGTTCTGGTATATCTAAATTTTCAAAATCAATATTTGAATAACCATCTAAAAATGTTTTTAAACTTTCTTTAGCCTTTAATGTTATCTTTGTTTTCTTAACATTTGCATCTGATTTTTTTAGCAATGATTTAGGACTTATAGACTCCTTTATCTCATTAATCAAATCAGCTTTTACTTGTATTTGTCTTTGGTATTCAACATCGTTTATTACCTTATCAACGTGGTTAACAAAGTTTTCTATTCCATTATTCAAATCTTTATAAGTGAAAATCTTCATTGCATTATTCAATATAGATTTTACTTGTACCTTGCTTAATTTGTTTAAAGGCAAACTTTCAGCAACTATTTGATTGATGTTTTTTATTGCATCTTTAGATTTCTCTATCTTATCTTTTATAGATTGCTTAATACTTTCTTTTTGCTCTTTAAATTTTTTACCTTGTTTAGAAAGTGCTTCTGCTTTCTCAATACCAAGAACTTCTTTCTGTGCAGACAAAGCATCTTTAGCTTGAGCTTCAGCTTCTTTAAAACCAAGATCGTATGCTTTCTCTATATCTCCTTTTGCTTTCTCTTTTACTTTTTTAGAATTAGTTCCTTGCTCTAGATTAGCAAATGCAAGATGAGCTTTTTCTATTCTTTTGTAAAGGTCTTTAGCTATTTTATCAGCTATATCAATACCGTTATTTTTTAAATCCTGTACAAATTCTTTTACAGTAAAGGCTTTTTCTTTAAACTTAGCAACACCGTAATCTATTATGGCTTTATTTAATACAGCTTGATTCTTTAAATCTTGCTTGGCTTTTTCTGTTGGGTCTAATGCAAAACCAAGGGTCTTAAATGCATTATAAGCATCTTGAAGATTCTTAGTTGCTTCATCTACATTTTTTCTTAGTTGTTCTTTTTTATTTTCAACAGGCTTCTTATTATCTCTTATTTCTTTTACTAAACCTTCAACTCCAGATTCAAATGTCTCAATAGTTTCTCCTGTTTTTAAATCTGTAAATGCCCAAACAAACTCTTTTGGGTCTCCATAAGAATCTTGTTTTTCAGATACTGCGTCAGGGTCTTCATATTTCGACAATCCATAAACCTCTCCATCTACCTTCACAATAAAACCAGCTTCATTACTTAAATAAAAGGAATTATCTATAGTAACTCTTTTAATTTTTCCTTCTTGTTTTGGAGCTATCTTTCTTGCTTCATATAGCATTATAGACTTGTTTCCTCCAGGCAAGTCGCCTCTTGGTATTCTATCCTCATACCAATCATCTATAAAGTTATCTCTTTGTTCTTCAGTCATAGATTCCAACAAGTCAGCTCCTTTTTCTACGTCAGATATTTGTTTAGTTGGTTCAACTACTTCAGCAGTTTTAGGCTCAACTACTTCGGCTACTTTAGCTTTTTCTGTAGGAGTCACCTCTTCTTTAGCTCCTTTTAAAACAGGTTCTAAATATTTAGATACAATGTTTCTTGCTGTCTCTTCGCTATAGCCATCTCTTGTAAATCTTTCAATAGGCTCTTTTAACAAATCTTCCATCGTAAGCCCTCTCTTTGAAGCTTCATTGAATGACTCTCTAAATAGTATTGCTGAATCTACTCTTTTTGTAGGGTCTTCTTTCAGAGCATCAGAAAAATCTTTAAGTATTTCTTTGTCTGTTAATTTACTAGTATTTGAGTATCTATCCACTGCCTTCGTAGCTGCATTAACCTCCCATTTTTCTACAAATACTCCCTTACCTTCTTTTAGTTTGTTTTTTAAATCAATTAAGATGTCCTTAACTTTATTAATAGGAGCATCAACTATACTTTTCCATTCTCTTTTCTGTTGCTCTTTTTCTATAGCATTAAATTCATCACGTTCTTTATCTGTGAATTCTTTAAATCCTTTTTCATCTAATTCTTGATACCTATCTTCTAACTCTACATCAGTTTTGTTAGTTACATCTTCAACTTTAGGCTTAGGAACTTCTAGGTCTATTGGTTCAGATATAACATCTGGAGTGCCTTGTGTTTTTTCTGTAGGGGTTTGTTTTGCTTTGCGCTTTAAATTAACTTCTCCCTTAAATGTGCCTCCAGTTTCAGGGTGTTTAAATGTTACTGTAGCAGCTATGCTCTCCTCACCTCTAAAAGTACCCTCTCTAACTTCATGTATTTTAATTACTTCTGCTCCTTCTGGAATTTCTCCTTCTGGAATTTCATAACCATACTTATCTAACACTTTATCAGTATCTACGCCAGTATCATTTCTCTGTTCGGAACTCTTATCGCTTCTATTGAATTTAAACTTAGTAGTTTTAACTCCATCTTTTTCAGATGTAACACCAGTATACGTATAAGTTCTTCCTTTTTTGTCTTTAGCGGTATCAATTAGTTCTTCACCTTCCTTTAATTCAATAGGAGATACCTCTGTCTTAGGTTCTTCAGCTATACCTAACTCTTCTTTTTGTTTAGCATTTTCTTGCTCATCAAGTTCTTTTAATGCTTTTTCTGCTAATTCTATAGATCGTTTGTCAAAACCGCTATCAGGATCTTCTTTTAAACTTCTTTTTGATATTTCTAAAGTTCTTTCAATGTACTTTCTTTTATCAGCAAAATATTCATTAGCTTGTTCTTTTTCCCAATCATAGCTTTTCTCATCTTCAAGAACTCTTTTATGATAATCGTCTAACGAATCTATTTCAGAATCTATTTTTTCTGCTTTAGCCCCATCTATTTCTCGCAATAAAGGAGATATTAACTTGTCGTACTTATCCCAAATCTCATCAAGTTTTTCTTTATCATTAGGGTCTACTTTTTCTTTCTCTAATCTTTCTTGCTCTCTTAATCTTTCTACCTCTAATTCTTTTTTGTTTACAGTAAGTTCTGTAGGGGTTGGTTCACTATCAACAGCTTCTAAAGGGTCTTTTGATTTTTCAAAATCCTCTAAATTTTTAGTAGCTATAGCTTCCTTTACAATGTCATATACTGACGCTTTCTCGTTGGTAGTACCATCTGGATTTAATTCTTTATTTAACTTATCTTCTGCTGCTTTGTAATACTTGCTCTGCTCTTCAGTAGATAGTCTTTCAAATTGTGCTCTAGCTCCATTAGAAACCAATTCCCCTTTTCTCTTGTTAGCAGCTATAAAATCTTCTGCATATCCATCAAGAATTTGAGTCTTCATATCATCACTCAACTTCTCATCAATCTTCACGTCTTGAGCCTTATTCTTTAACTCAACTATTTTTTTATTAATACCAACTATCTCCTTGTATTGGTCGTTAGATAAGCTCTGAATATCCCTAACTTGCTTTTTCAAAACAACACCTAACTTATCAGTAGCTTTCTTGTGCTGGTCTTTTAAAGCGTCTCTAGTAGCTTGAGATAAAGTTTCATTGTCCATTAATTTCTCTAAACTAAGTATTTGAGAAGACAACTTCATTCCTTTGGTATCAGATGTTATTTCGTACCCAATTTTAGCAGATATGGTAGGAACTGAATGCATTGCACCAACAAGTATTAATGACGCGGCAGAAGCGTCAAAAGTGCCTTCAGTTATACTTCTATCTGGGTCAACACCACCAACTATATCTATTATGTTTTTAGATATGGTAACTCCATTCATTACCGCTAGTCCATGCATTTGTTTGCCAAGTATTTGCTTACCTACCTCCTTATATGTTGCTGGTTTCTTTAATAACTGTTCAAGGGCAGCCTTAGCCATTATCTCTTTTTGAGAGGCAGTGACATCTTTAATTACTCTTTGAAAATTTTTAAGCATTTGCCCATCAAAAGTAAATAATGCAAGATCAACAGCTCCTTTTGCGGCTGGAATACCATATAGTTGTAAGTCGCTATATTGTTTTTCACCCATCTCTTGTTGCTCTTTCATGCCTTCAAATGTTTCTCCAATAGAAGACTGAACAACAGCTCCAACACCAACAGGTCCAGCTGCTATTAGACCAAGCATTGGTGCATTTTTAGCTATAACCTCATTAATAGCAAATCTACCAAAGCCACCAATAGAATTTACATCTTCAACACCAGCAGATTTTTCAGATACAGACTCTATATACTCCGCTCCTTTTTTTAATTTTTCACTAGAGTATTTAGCTATTTTAGATGCGATATCAAATGCAAAATCAAATTTGTGTATACCAATTCTATTTGCTATATTTTTCTCTAATGAAGCAAAGTAATCAGCTCCTCCTAAAATACCACTGCCTATGTGAAGTGAGGCAGATGTTAAATTTTTTAAGGTATTTGACAAGAATCCATAGTCCCTATTAAATGTGTCTATGTTTTCAGCTAAATTATTGTTTTTGGCTACAATGTTAGAGTGATTGTCCTTATCTTTAATAGCTTGTTTGTGAACATCTTCGTTGTACTTACTATCTATAAGGAATCGTGCTTGAATTTCTTTAGGAACTATTTGCCCCTTTGCTTTGTATTGAGCAAATATGTTTGCGTAGTTATTTACTTTTGATTGACTATCATCAGCTTCTTTTTGAGACATAACGCTAATGTCTAATGCATTTTTAGCCTCTTTTGTAGATTGCTTATATTCACTTCCATACTTATTTTCAACAAGTTGTTTCAAGTCATTTCCATATCTATCTGGAAGATTCTCCATATAGTCATTTACTCTCGCCTGTACCTTGTCTCCAACCTTTTCTTTTACAGCCAATTCAAAAGCTCTCTCTTTGATTTTAGCAGGGTCGTATGATGGTATTTGAATATTTTTATTTACAGTTTTTTGCTTTATAGCTTCCTTTACTAATTCTTGATGTTCTCTTTTTGCCTTATCAACAAACTTTTTAGACCTATCAATATCAAATCTAAATGCCTCTGGAGCTTGTTCCACTTGTTCAATTCCTGGAATAACAGCAGATATACCTTGAGCATTTACATCAACTATTGTGTTCCATATATTTTTACCAAATGTAGCTGCTTTATTTATAAAACCAGTATCAGCAAAGTCGCTTATTACTTCCTGTTTAGCGTCTATCTTATCTTGCTCTGTTTTTTGTCTTATGGCAGACAAATCATTCTTAACCTTATCTACCCTGTATTGGTCATAAGATACTATTTTAGGTTTTCCAGCAGAAATAGCCGAAGCCACAGCTGGCTTTGGTTGATCTGTAACCAATGTATCGTACACACTTTTCGGTTGTGATTTTTGCCCCCACACTTTTTCTGGAGAAATAGGCTGAGAATTTGACTGAGAATCGTCTTTTTTTTTTACTTCAACTTCACTTCCAAATCTTTTTATAAAAGCGTCTTTCATTGCTAAAATCTCATCCTCGCTAGATCCAGATTGAGACATTTGCATTGCGTTTTCATTTAGTTTTTTTAACTTATCTGGTTGTAACATATTTTGCTTTTATTTTATGATATTCCCTTCGGAATCAAATTGAATAATTTTTTTGTTTGTAGTTGGCTGTGCTTTAGTAGAATAACCAAGTTCTTTTTTTAATTGAGCATCAGAACGGCCAAGTTTGCTTAATACTTGAGCTTTTGCAGATTCACCTAATGGCTGAACAATTACCTTTCTTGATTCTGCCAATGTAGCTGAAGAAACACCTAATTCATCAGCAATAGCTTCAAGGTCATCAAATCCCTTTGTTTGCATTAATGTCAGTCCTCTTTCTTTTTGCTCTTTAGTTAACTTAGTGCTTTTCCAGTCAACATATGTAATATTAGCCACCATCTTTCCTCTATTGTCGTACATTACAGATGTTACAAGTCCGTTAGATATTTTTCCTCTAGCTCCTCCTTTTCCAATTGGAACTGTTGATAATATAACTTGATTTTTCTTATCCGACGGGTCGCTTACTGTAACTGCCAATCCATTTGCTCTTTTACCATATCCTTCAAATGATTGTGAAGGGTCGAATGAAGCTGGTATAAAAGTTGTTTTGTCATTATTATTTCCACCACCAGACTTAGACAGTTGAGTCATTGACTTTTCTTCTGGATACATACCCAATACTTTGTTATAAGTATAGTTGTATAAATCTTGATTTTCTTTTTCAGAAAAACCATCTACTTTAAAAACTACTGCTTTATTTCCAGGCAATGACCTTTGATAATCAGACCATAATTCAGCTTTTGTACTTCTATCTCCAAGTAAATTAATTGCAGAGGCACTAACTCCACCTAAAAATCTTTCTGATTGTTCTGTTTGTGTAACAACAAATCCACCAGACGGTTTAGCTATTTTGTCTTGGTCTAAAACATCCTTTATTTTTTTTAATTCTACAGGAAGGTCAACTTTAAAAACTGGATTATATACTTTATCTACTATTTCTATAGGATTATCGGCGATTTGAGTTCCGTTTTCATCTGTATGATAATATGTTATTGTGCCATTTGAATTTTTAATGTATTTTATGTCCTTTAATATGTTTTTTTGAGCTTCTATATTTATAGAATCTGGATTTAATTTTTTTTCATCTGCTAATTTAGCATATGCAGACGCTTTGTCTTGTATATGCTTAGCTGTTGAATTCATAGTTGCTAAAACTTGATTAGCATTTTCTGCATATTGATTAGCTTTTAAACTATTAGATTCTCCAGTAGCAACTTTATTTTGTTCTTCGTGAAGTCCATTTGCTAAGTCATTTGTTATGGCTAAAGCAACATTATCGTAATTTTCATTATTAGACGAGGAGTATTTATCTAGTGATTTTAAATTCTTAACCTCATCAGAAATAGCTTTTGCTTTTGCAGCAGCCTTCTCTTGCTTTAGTTTTTCTTGTAATGCTTGTTGCGTTTGATATTTATCAATGGCTTCAGTTGTGATTTTACCGAAATCTACAACTCCTCCTTCTACCGTAGCATATGCCCCTTGTTTTCCTATTGCCATTACTCTCCTATTTTTTTAATTGATGGATTGTATTTACTTTGCATTTGAGAAACGCTCATTCCAGAACTGCCTCCTGTTGGTGGTTTAGTTGTATCTTTGTCTCCTCCTGCATTAGCAGATACCGCAGCCATTCCAGATTGAGCAACTCCAGTAATACCAGCCCACATCATTTGGTTTCCTTGATTAACTTGAGAAGATAATGCCGCAACATCGCCTCTATACCTTTGCTCTTCAACTCCTTTGAGTTGCATATAAGCTTGTGCTTTTTGCTGGTCAAGTTCTTTTTGTTGTCTATCTAAGTCAGCGGCTATTTGTTGGTCTAGTTGTTGTTGTTCACCTTGAACTCTTCCAACGCCTCCAACTAATCCCCTAACACCAGCACCTTGCAATGCTTCAATATTTGAGGTTGCAGTTCTTTGAGATTCTTGTCTTTGTAGATCAGCCCCTAGTGTAGACACCTGTGCATTTTCATAAGGATTCTGCCACTCTGGTAGTTTTAAATCATTTAGTGCGTCTTTTGCGGCACTTGCTTGTTGAGCGCCTTTTACAGCTTGTGCAGCAGATGCTACACCTCCTATAATCGCCATTGTTGTTGCTACTCCCATGTACTTTTTATCATTTCAGTTGTATTACTTCCTCCTTTTTGGAAACCACATTCAACATACTTGTTCATGAGGTTTTCGTTTTTTAAAGATGAATATATCACCTTTCTATTGTTTAAAAATGCTGTTCCACTAAG